GCTGTAAGATACCTTAGAACAGATATCTTCTCCACCCCACTAAAAATATTAAAAATAGTTGCTGTAAGATACCTTAGAACAGATATCTTCTCCACCCCACTAAAAATATTAAAAATAGTTGCTGTAAGATACCTTAGAACAGATATCTTTGCCACCCCACTAAAATTATAATTAATTTATCAACATGAAACAAATTTAGTAATTTTAAGTTTTTGCTGGATGTTTCATCAAAATTAATTATATTAAAAATAGTTGCTGTAAGATACCTTAGAACAGATATCTTCTTATTCAAGATTATATCTTAATATTCTTTTATATTCTTAAATTTTATTTATTAATTTCATAAAATTTTTTAATTTTATCACGTACAGGATCATATAATTCATCGTCTAATTGTACACGTAATCCATCATAAGGAGTTTGTACTTTAAATCCATTTTTCATAATATATTTGAATAAGCTTGGTGACCATCCGCTAAACATAATTACACCTGGTGTATCTTGTTGTGCATGAAAATCATTACATCCAGGTCTTAAATTCCAAATTACAATTCTTGGTGGTTTATATCCTTTTCCTTCTCCAAACATGTCTTCACCTGCACGTTTAAAAGATTCACGAATCATTTCAATATGAGTTTGCCATTCATTTGTTTTAACATGATGTCTGTAAGAATTACCGGTATAATATGAATTTTCATTTGATCCACACGCAGCATCCCATGCCATATCAGTAAATACAATAATATCTTCATATGCTTGATCAATTGGTGTTCTATCTGTTTTATATTTTATTAAAATTAATTCCATCGCTTTTTGAAAATCAGTACTTACACCACAACCTAAACCACATTCATTTACATATTTAAAAATTGCATATATATCATCTGTTGAAGGTAATGTTAACCATTGTGGGGTTGAATCAAATGATAATGCGGATTTAATAACTCCAGATGATAATTGAGATAATAATACACCAAGTGCAATACTCACTTCAATTGGTTTTCCCGCCATACTTCCAGATAAATCCATCATCGCTAATGTTTTGTTAAATTGACCACATTCTTTAATTTTATCACGAATTGAAATCCATTGTGCACGTTGTACATTCTTATTTTCTTCAGATTCATTAAATGTCATACATACTCTGTGAAATATTTCATCTGGTGTAACAACATCTGCACCTTTTACTTTTACTTCATTTTTAATTGCACGTTGCATAAATTCTTTAAATTTTTCTGCACATTCAACACGATCAGGATCATTTGGAAATCTTACAACATTAAATCCCTTTATTTTTTGATTAAAAAATGCTTTTCTATATTTTGCTAATGCACGACCTGGTACTTTTTCAGGATCAATTGATTTCCAATCATGTGAGCATTGTTTAATTTCAACTGTATTTAAATATGAATTTAATCTAGTTACTAATTTATTATATAATTTCATACGATATGAGTATGAATTTTTACATTCTGCATCTGATATTAGTTCGTTTGCAAGAATTTTAGAAATATGTTTATCACGATTATGTCTTGGAATCCATTTTGCTAACAAAGAAACAGATTCATTTTCATTCATATTTTTCATATCTTCTTGTAATTGTGATATTACAATTTTTTTAATTTGATTTTGAACAGTATAATTTCCAGATTCATCCCAAATTTTAAATAGATCTTCCCAATAACCATAATGAGGAATTAAATCGAGTAAAAATAATGTTAACTCTGGACGATTATTATATAATACATTAAACATTACTCTTGCAAGATCACGTTCACCTTTTCCACCACGGATATTACGTGTCATAAATGCAAGTAAAAATGCATCTTGTTCCATTTCTTTTGAATCGGAATCTAAAATTTTTATTAATCCATTTTTAATTATATCATTGGTTTGACCACGAACTAATTGAACTGATAATGCAACACGAGGATCATTTACTCCATCAAATGTATAAACATCTGAACCTTTTTCACCAATAATAGTATGATTCATTTTGTTCTATTATTAATAGTCTATAATTCTTTATATATATCAATATAAGATATCAATTTTTATTATTATCAATAATAATAAAAATTTCTTTATTGTAATGCGGGAAAATAAATTTGAGGTAATGATACACATACTTTAGGAAAAACCAAACCTGCAGGACCTTTATCACCTTTATACACTGGTCCACCTGGAGGCGACAATGGACTACCCGCTTTACATGTTGCGGTTGCATCACCTTTAGTTGTAACTGAAATATCAGGTAAATACATACATCCATATATATTTGTACCAGGATATAAAGTTTTACCTATATTTGCAGCGTAATTTCCATCAGGGCATTTTTTTGCGACACACATGGTAATTGATTCTGTAATTGTTGATCCGGATTTATTTTTTTGAGACATTGCATTTATTATTGTAGGAATTGGCTCTGGAATCATTTTAGATTTTTTTATAGATTCAAATGAAGGGTCTGACAATGAATATGTAACTGTATTATATCCGGGATCACATGGTGCTAATGGTGGTGATGGTGTAAATGATGGTCCAAATGATGGTGACATTGCTGACATTGATGGTGTAATTCTTAATGGTACTATTGTAGACATTCTTTATATACTATATATGTATAAAATAAAAATTATTAGATCTATTTTAGTTTTAGATACTATTTTTATAAATTTTTAATATTATTATTAATAATATTAAAAATTTTTGTTACTACTCGATATAGTTATATCTAAAGATAAATTTATTATTAGAGGTATCTATTTTATTGAAGTTTAGGAAAATAAGTTTGTGGTAATGATACACACATTTCGGGTATATTATCTAATGACATACCATATGATTGTGCAATTGATGATATTGTTTTACCTGATTTACATGTTGAGGATGTTTTACCATCAGATGATGTAGTAGTATCAGGCAAATATAAACAACCATATACATTTTGTTCTGAATTAATTAATTTACCAAAATTTGTAGCATAATTACCATCTGGACACTTTTTTTTGACACACATTGATAATGAATTTCCTTCACCTAATTTGCTTAAAAGCGTATTAACTTGAGGAGATATTGCTCCTGATTTAACCGCACCAGCATATGATTCAGCATTTACAGTATATGTAACTGTATTATATTCAGGTGCACAAGTGTTTGAAGTTTGAGAAGTTTTTGATGTAAGAATACCTGGAGTGTTGACGGCAGTTTGAATAGTATTTAAAAGATTAAGAGTACTTTCATCCATCATTGATGGACCTCCATTAGAAGGAGGTGGACCTCCATTAAAAGGAGGTGTACCTCCGTTAAGAAGTGTTGTACCAGATATATTTTTCAAATTAGGATTTTTAGCATCAATATTTGGTAGTTGAGGAGTAGAATTTTCATTAGAAAGCGTTATATCAGGTATATCTGCTGTATTAGGATCCATTTCTTTATATACTATTATAAAATAAATAAATTAATATTAAACACTATATTTATTTTTTAGACACTTTAGATACATTTTTAGATACATTTTTAGATACTTTAGATGTTGTTTTAGATATAATTGGAACAACTTTAGATACTTTTGCGATTGTTTTACTTACATTTGTTGCAATAGGATTATATTCCTTAACATATGCTTCTCTTAATTCATTTAATTCTTCTTCCCATAATTCTTTTTCATCTTTAGAATCTAATTCATGAATTTCTTCTTCTTTATTTGTAATTTTTTCTTTTAATTCTTCTATTTTCTCATATGTAAAACTATGTATTGGTAAAGATAATAAATAATCATATTTTGAATCATTATCAAGTATAGGATATTTTTTCTTTGTTAATTGTGCGATAATCTCATCACGTTTTTTACGATATACTACAATTTTATCATCTAATACTTCTTCGATAAATTTCATTTTCCATTTAAGTGCATCTAACTCTTTTTTGTATTTATCCAAAAAATAGTTTTTACGTGTAGTATACGCTTTTAATCTTACAACATAAAACTCTTTTAATATATCATTCACACAACTATATTTCTTAATACGATCATCTTTATCATATAAATGCATATTGGTTATACTAATTTTCTTAATTAACTTAAATTTCTGTACTAATTCTTTATCTGATAAATCATCTACTTTCTTTCCATCTAATGTAATCTTAAAATATACATCTTCGTCTGTATTTTCATTTGTAAATTTTACAATCTCTTTCTTTTCCTCTAAATCATTCAAGAATTCTTTATACACTGATGTCCAACTTCCTACCGGTAATTCATCAATAATTAAATCACCATTTGATACTTCATAATTACCTGTAATACTAAATGTCTTATCTTCCTGTGATATCTTTCCCTTAAATCCATGAAAATATGGTTTTAATTCTTTTAATGGTTTATCATTCATTATTAATTTAATGTTTTCAATCAAATCTAATGGATTATACGGTAGTACTTGAGTACTAAATCCAGTTCCAATTCCTTCCGCACCATTCACTAATACCATCGGGATAATAGGTAAATAATATTCAGGTTCAACAGGTGTACCATCATCATCTAAATAATTCAAAATAGGATCATCTTCTTCACGAAATACTTTGCGAATAATTGGATTTAAATATGTAAAAATATATCTTGGAGAAGCATGATCTTTACCGCCAAGTAGACGGGTCCCATATTGACCTGATGGCATTAAAATATTAATATTATTAGACCCAACAAATCTTTGAGCCATATTTACAATCGCCATATTCAAACTTTGTTCACCATGGTGATAACATGTCTTATCACTGATGAAACCAGTTAATTGTGCTACTTTAATTTCAGATTGTTTGGTAAATAATTTACGTAAAATAGTACCATACATAATCTTTCTTTGACTGGGTTTTAATCCATCAACCATTGATGGAATACTTCTCTTAATATCTTCATTCGAAAAGTGAATTAATTCTTTGTTTACAAAATCACTGTAAGGTACTTGTTTAATGTCTGGTGTTAATATCTCATCTTTATTGTATTTCATTAACCATGATTTACGATCATCGGCACGTTTTTTATCAAATGCTAACATAATTGCTTGATGACAAGGATGATCAATTTCACCAATAATCTGAGTATCAGAATCTTGTTCTTGATCTTTGTCTTCTTTTTTATCCTCAATTCCATTATTATTCAAAACAGGACGCCATAAATAATGAATTAATTTATTCTCTAAATCTGTAAAATATTCTTTACCTTCATCACGAGTACTAGTACCCAATCCTTTATAATACTTGATATGATATCCTATCGCGGTTTCTCTCCACATATTGTATTCGGTTAAATTATAAAATGTTTTAATATCTTTACCTTTAGATGCACGCACAATTGGTGTAGATAGACATGTAATAAATCCATCTATTTTCAAGAGAGACGGCCAGAAATATTCAAAAAAGTTAATTAATAATCCTTTAATGTGGAAACCATCTGTATCCTGGTCACACAATGAAATAATTCCACCATAACGTAATTCAGATATATCACAAATTTTACTTTTAGACTCATCTTTTTCTGTTTTATCATCATTGGTTTCTTTCGCTTCTTTTCCAGAGTTTACATAAATTTTACCATGTTTTAATCCTAAAATTTTCTTCAAATTAATAATTTCTTCATTGTTAAGTAATTCTTTGGGTGATGCACCTCGCACATTTAATAGTTTTCCTTTTAAGGGAAATACACCATATTTCTGATTACCTACTACAGATCGACCACTCATTGCAAGTGCTTTAGCTGAATCTCCTTCGGTTAAAATTAATTTACACATCTTAGATTTCTTAGTACCTGCCCATTCTGCATCTTCTAATTTAGGAATACCTTTGATTGCATTTACTTTTTTACCATCTGTCTTTTTCATTAATAATGTTTCCTCTTTGAATTTAAGAAATTCTAATAATACATTCAAAATACTACTGGAATTAATCTTTTTCATAATTTTATCAGATAATTTACAACTAGATCCAAATTCATTTTGTTTTGTTTTTAATGTTTCTTTAGTTTGACTAGTAAATGCAGGATTTTCAATTGTACAATTAATAAAAATCATATAATGATCTTTAATAGAATGAGATTTAATTTTATTCACTGCATCTTTATTCTTTTTAAGTATCTGCTCTTGTAAATAATCAATAATTTGATCATTAATATAATCTACATGTGAACCTCCATGATAAGTACAAATATTATTTACATGAGAAATATGTTCAAATCCACCATCGGGGCGATATACAAAAGATATATCCCATCTTGGTTGTTTCTCGGAAATAACTTCTAATTCAGATTCAGGTTCAAAATATAATTTAATATAATCTTGAAAAGAATTAATATTAATATGTACATCATTTAAATATACTTTAATACCTTCTAATGTGCCTGCTAAATCATATACACGTTTTTCAAATAATGCAACCATGTCTTCGCTTAATTCTTTAATTCCAAATTTTTCAAAATCAGGTTTGAATACAATTTTTGTATAACCTGATGATGCAGTTTTTAATTCAGTAATAACTGGTTTATTTTTATTTGACATATTATCACTATATTCTTGATAAAACTTGCGTTTACGCTTAGAGTCAATTGTTTCTATCGAAAAAAATGTAGAAAATATATTTGTTAATTTTGCACCATAACCATTACGACCACCCGTTACACGTTTTTCAGTATCATCATAATTTGTAGAAGTCAATAAATGTCCAAATATAAGTTCTGGTACATAAATTTCATATTCTTTATGAATTTCTACATCAATACCAGTACCGTCATTGTATACACTAATTTCATCTGCAGAAATACTGATCTTAATATTTTTACATAATTTATCATTTTTAGTATTATCACTTGAATTTACAATAATTTCATCAAAAATCTTATATAGTGCTGGTACATATTGTATTTCTTTTTTTACAATTTTGCCTTCTTCATGAATATATAATTTTTCAGTTTGTAACTTAATATCTCCAACATATGTATCAGGTCTGGTCAAAATATGCTCTAATTGAGTTTTTTTCTGATATTTTGATTCAATAGACGTCATTTTATTATATTTTTACTGATATATCTTTAAATTTAAATTTTTCAATATTCAATTTTATTTTTTTTAATTTTTTCATTATCATAATACAATAATGAAAAAATATCATATTTAGTTATATTAGACTACCTATATAGGTTAAATATTATTTTATCAATAGCGTTTGGAATAATAATTATATAATATATGGTGATTATTTACAATTCTTTGATTACCGTTATATTTATTATATAAACCTCCATTATATATTTTTCCATAATTGGTTTTGTTATAACGATTAGTTGAACACAATTCATCTGCCTTATTATCAGTTGCAAATCTTATTTTATCAAGGTATTCTTTTATTCTAGGATTTTCTCTAAGTTTTCTTGCTATATTAAGAAAATTTTTTCCAACTATTTGATTTTCACCGGGTATTAACCCACTACATGAATTATATAAAAGAAATTCAATAGCAACATCTACTATATCCTCGCTTTGATTTATATTATATAAATCTTCAAGTAATATAATTATTAAATTAACTTTATAAAAATTATTTGCATATATCCAATGATCAACTAACCATTCTTTATTTACATTATCGATATTTTTAATTTTTCTTTCAATATCAGGTCGTGTGCCCCAATATTTAGACTTTTCTATTAAATCAGGTGTTAATTGATCAGGTGTAGGTGTACATTCTTCACCACAATTAATAGTCATAATTTGATTAAAATAATCATAATCTGTATCATTATAGTTTGAATATGATCCATCTAAAGTATATCCAGCGTTCATATATTTATTATAATAATTTGATCTACCGCCTTTGAATAATCTGTTATCTAATAATTTTTTATTGTATTTTTTATATAAACTAAGATATTTGTTTTCCATATATTATAATTTATATAAAAAAAAGATATTATTCATAATATAAATAATAGAATGACTTCAACAATCGAAAGAATTGATACTAAAGAAACATATTCTGAAATTGTTGTTCATAATAATACTGCATATTTATCAGGTCAAGTACCTTGGCGTTGTGAAAGTTCTGATTTTATTACACAAACTCTAGAAGTATTTAATCTAATTGATTTACAACTTGCAAAAGTCAACAGTAATAAAACCAAAATTTTATCTCTACGTATTTACATGAAAAATCCAGAAAATTATGATGCAATGAATAGTGTTTTTAAAAATTGGATTCCAATTGGTTTTGCACCATCTCGTGCAACTATTTGTAATGTAACATTTCCTAATCCAAATTGGCAGATAGAAGTAATTGTTATTGCAGCAACAGATTAAAATATATTTTTATACTTTATGTATAAAAATATAATATTTATACTTTCTTCATTATTTTTATTAAGTAATGGAGATTTATTTAATGAATCATCTAGTGTATCTTCATCAGGATCATCTAGTATATCTCCAATTTCAACATATAGTTTAATAAATAGAATTGAAAGTTCATCTGGATCACCAACAACATCTTGTATATATCGATCCTATAGTTCCACAAGTGATTTTTCAGGTACACAGGGTTCAAATGGTTGGTATTACGGTTATTATAATTCTGGAACTTTTACACAATTTACACATTATCAAACAACTTCCTATACTTCATTAGCATGGAATTATAATCCAAATTCATATGGTTATATTTCATCTAATATAATAATGCCAAATGGTGCAACATCGTGCGGAACACCCTCTTATGGTAATATTGCTCCTGTTATAAAATGGTATAATCCAATTAATTCATGTTATCAAGATGTAACTATTTATTTTTCTATATCTCCTAGTACTGCGAATGTTATTTCTTTAAAAGTAAATGAAAATACTTTATATTCTTCAAGTGCACATGTTTCATATACTAATTATTTTAATGCATATGATATTAGTTCACTTGAATTAAGTGTAGGACCATTAAATGGGAACTGTAATGCTGCACAAACAACATATTCACTTATTATTTCTCATATGGGTTCTTCTAATACTGCATTAAAATCTATCAGTAATACTGCATCTAATATTCTATCTATTTCATCTGCTATAAGTAGAACAATTACAAGCACACCTAAATCATCTAATAGTATGACACTATCTCCTAATAATTCTGTATCAGCAACAGCAACATCAACTGTTTTTTATTTAGGTAATTGGACTGATTTTGGACAATATAATTATGCTATGGCGGATATTGTATCATATTATGATATGACAATTTATCAATGTCAGTTAAATTGTTGGTTAAATCCATTATGCGGACTTATAGTAGTAGAAACTCCTTGTACTACAATTTCATTAGATTCTCCTGCTATTTATACTACTTTTTGTAACGTATGTTGGCTAAAATTAACTTCTGGTTGGATTATATCTGCTAGTACAGGAAGTAGATCAATTATGTTATATGATCGTGTTTATCCACCGACAACTAGTTCTAGAATTACATATACACCAACAGCAAGTTCTATTCCAACATCCTCTGTTGTTACTTATAGTGTATTAAATTTTTGTTCTAATACAGGAAGAACGATTACATTACCTTTTATTGGAAGTAGTACAAATGTAATGACAAATGCTGTTGGTGGAAGTTATGGAAATAGTATATCATGTTATGTATTTATTAATGGTGCAGGTACTGCACAAGGATTTTTAGTTAATATTACTAATTTTAATACTGAAGGATGCTGTGATCCATTTAGAATTTATAATTCTGCTGGAAATCAAGTTTATTCTAATTCAGGCGTATTAAATCCATTTAATTTATTTATATCAGGAACATCATCTATTCAATTTGTGTTTAGTAGTGATGGATCATCTGTTGGTACTGGTGTAAATGCAATTGTATCTCTTGTATATTCATCTATATCTGGTTCTCCATCTCAAAGTACTACTCTTAGTTCATCACCTAATCCAAGTTCAAGTCTATTAAGTTCAAGATCTATAACTAAATCTCCTTTAATAAGTTCTACTACAATAAGATCAAATTCAATTTCATCTTCTAGTTCTCAATCTAAAACATCAACAGCATCTATCGATTCTACCGATAGTTTAGTAAATTCAAGAACCAATACTGGAACAGCATCTTCTTCCGCTACTGTATTTTATTCTGGTAATTGGACAGATTATGGA